TTTTAATTGTTGCAGTTACACCTGATGTTAAACCAGTAATTTTTAATCCTACTAACTGATCTGTATATAATGATACTGGAATACCTAAAATCTTTCTTCAACTTGAATACATGTAAAGTTAATATCTAAAGTTAAGTTGCCTGGAATTACCTTTGAACCCTCTTTAAAAAAGTGAGTACCAAATTGTTCAATCTGATTTTGTAGAATCGATTGTAAAGTAGTTAACTCCCTTGCTTGAACTGGGGATCCTGGCTTGAAAAGAACTCTATAAAAGTTTTTATTCTTATCAAAATCGTCAAAATATGGCGATACGTTTAGATTGGTTTCCTGTGGCATGATTTCTTAAAATTCCAGTACGATCTTGATGTCTTCTTTTTGCTGTGAACTGCGAGTAACAGCAGCTCTGTTATCAACGTAAATGATATCACCGCTATATTTTTCAACCTCTGGGTTAGCAACACCTTTTACGAAACTCATTCCTAAGTTATAAGTCCTACTATTTATTGAGGTAGAAAGACCAGGCTGTAAGGAGGTTCCGAAATTGGTATCTATATTTAGATTGCTTGTTCCGCCAAATATGGTTGTTCCAGCACCAGTTGCAGGGTCAGCGTTAAATCTAAACAATTCATAACCATATGAAGGAATAGATCCATCAGTTGATATTGCAAGTCTGCGATCTTGCCAATATTTAAGAACTCCAGTTGTAGCATCATAATTTATCACACGACCAACAGCAGTTGATCCAATACCTATCTCTTGAGTTACTTCAGAGTCAGCAGTAAACGTAGTTGTCGTTGAACCAGCACCAATAAGTTTTAATGCATATACAGCACTCGCTTTTTGAAGTGTAAGTTTATTATCAGATCCAAAAGCAAGAGGATCACGACATAATCCAACACGAGAGAACTGGTTTCCTGTAATAAAGTCTGGGTTTGATGTATCGTTTTCCAAACGAGAATATATTAAAACACGGTTTGCACCTAACTCACGATATACATCAGCACCATGACCATCTTGAGGAGGGACAATAACATTAAATGCTGCATCTGTAGAACCAGATGGATTTGTTAATCCAACATCTCCTAAACCAACAGATCCAAATGTATAATTAGAACCACCATTAGTAATTTCAACTGAATCAATTTTACCAGCAGCGTTTACAACAACAGAACATCTACCACCACTTCCATCACCCTTGATAGGAACGTTGTTATAAGTTGCAGCAGTTCCGTAACCAACACCACGATTTGTGATTGTGACAATCTTCAACTGTCCACTGGTTGCAGCATTATTTCTGACTGCAGCAACATCATTATTAGTTGACCAGCCCTGTGGTAAAGGTATAAAACTTGTCGAATCAAACTTAATGATACTATTTGGGTCAATTGTAAAAAGATACTTCCAGATATATCCGTCTCCAGATGCACCAGCAGATCTTGGTTCTAAATCTGTGAATAATGGTTCGTCAAGAGATGGTCTTCCAGATGTGTTTTCTGGATTTGTTCCATTCTGTAGGCAAACATAAACACGGAAGTTTTGATTCATTACATAGTAATTTGTGTCATACAAATTAGTTGAACTAGTTTGTCGTGACAAGTTTGATCGAGAATAATCGTCTCGATACATCTCATATGTTGTACCTGATGACCAAGTTATTTTTCTAACTACTCTCGCAATATCATCTGTATTTAACTTCTTCAAGGCGATCATTGTGTCCCAATAATCATTCTCGTCACTAAAAGAATCTTTTGGTGATGGTGGATTTTCACTCCAATCTGACTGAAAATCTGTTGGGTTAGGGAGACCAATCCACGCATAATAACTATTCGTAGTTGAAGCTATCCCCGCTACAAAATTCTCAGAGTTTAATATTCGCAGTTGATCAGTTATAATTGCTGACATTTTATCAATGACTTTTTGTTTTTATTTATATTAAGAATAGGACTCTTTTAAATCACTAGTTCTAATGATTATGGGGCCAGTCTTAATTCCTGTAATACCATCGTTGGTAATCGCTGTAAATGCCTTAGTATCCTTCTTAACGAAGTCGTGTAAACGACCCCATGAGAACTTACCAAATGATCCACTTCCAATACCAATACCTTCAGTTGAACTAACACTTACAGTCACTCTTCTCAAAGCAGTCGCACCAATACCAAGAGCAGGCCCTTGTATAGTTTTAGCACTATGCACCTTGTATATATTATCTAGGAAGGAAGTTCCAATTCCAACTGTTGTAATTCCAATCGGATTATCATATGACGTTAAACCACTTCCTATATTACTATCAAATACAGTAAAGTAATATCCAGATGCAATACCACTTACAGTCACAGCAGTTCCGACCACTGATGTGTCACGAAGAACAGATCCTTTTGGAATGAACAAGTCAAACTGCAATGCTGTTCCGATTCCAGCAACAGTTGATGTTCCGATTCCAACCACTTCACCAAAATCACCCTGATATTTAATACTCCTCAATTCATCTTGAGTCACCGATTCTGGTTCTACCATGACTAGAGGTGGACTTGTATGTGTGTATCCAAATCCAGCGTATGTAACTGTGATTGCAGATATAGTTCCAGCAGCAGAAACTGTTGCATCAGCAGTAGCATTTCCTGATGTTGTTCCGATTCCAGCAGTAATTGTTCCAATTCCAGCAGTCACACCAATTGAAACTTTTGGTGCAACAGTATATCCAGATCCACCATCAGATATCACAACACTGGTTATTGATCCACCAGCAGAAACTATTGCTGTTGCAGCTACTCCTGTTTTAGATGTTCGATCAAGAATTAAAACTTTCTGTTTAACTTCAACAAGATCATCTAATTGATTAAACATTGGAACAGCTGTGTCTGTAAACACTTCACTTGAACCAGCAGATACACTCTTGATAATGTATGCAGTTGGTCTAATGTTTGGTTCTAACTCAACTCTATCTTTACCAATTCCAATATTATTTACAAATACATCTTGTGTTTGTTTCTTCCAAGTAACTGGTCTTTCAAGTGTTCTAACAGTTGTAATTCCAGCCTTAACATAAGTATTTGTGGTTACTGTATCAGATGTTGTAATACCTGTAACTGTTCTTGGTTCTTGTTGGAATGCCTCATCTAGACCAACATCAGGATATTTATTGATTGTTAATTGATCACCAGTTTTAATTGTTTCTAGAATATCAACTTCAAGAACATCGTCATCAGATGCACGATAGTAATAAATTCTTAATTTATCATCTGCTTTAGGAGCTTCAGAAAATGTAATTTGTGAACCACCACTATACACATAACTTTCATTAGGAACTTGAAGAATATCATTTAAGAATATTAAAGTGTTATCCGCAACTTTAATTGGAGATCCTTTTGCAGCTCTTATAGTAATCGGTGTTTCAACCGCACCAATAGTTTTAGTGATTGGGAACGTTCTTCTATCACCATCAAATAGACTTTCAAAACTGTTTAATTTTTCTAGTTCACCAAATGTGAATCCAGCAAAACTATCATTGAATGTATCAAGAACAGTTAATTGGAAGTCCTTAACTACTTTATTCGCATCTGTTAGAATACCAGCTTGTCCACCTTCTTCTATTGTAAGAACATCATTAATCTTGTAATTATATCCAAAGTTTGTAATTTCAAAACTAATTATGCTTGATGCAGTACCAACACGAACTGATATAGATGCACCGATACCAGTTGAACTACCAACTAATCTTAAGTTTTCATAGTTGAGTGGTTTTTCAAACTCAAGAACTGGAGGTGTTGCAGAACTAAATCCAGAACCACCACCATTTGTAATTGTGACAGATGTAACTATGCCAGCAGATACATTTGCCTTACCTATGGTTACAATACCAGAACTACCACGGGCCTTAACAAGTATATTTGTTTGTAATCCAACTCGATAACCAGAACCACTGTTTCCTATTGATACAGACTCAACTGTTCCAGCAGCAGATACTATTGCAGTTCCACCAGCAGCGACTAATGGTTGATATCCAAAGTTAGTAGTCTCACCAACAGAAACAATTATACCA